CCGAACTGGTGCTGGATGATCCACCGCTTGGCCTCGTCGCGGCCCGGCAGACTCAGCGCCCGTGTGTCATAGTCGATACCGTAGCGGTCACAGATCTCCTTACGATTGTGGCCGTCGAGCAGCACCTGCTGTTCTGCCCAGACGATCAGCGGGTCGAGACACCCGTCACGGAGAAGGCATTCCGCCAGGCCAGTACGCGCCTCATCCGTCATCGGCGGGATCAGGCCCCGGAACTCCTCATCGACAGTCACGTCACATTTCGCTGCGCACAGAACCATCTGTCGCTCTCCTCAGAAAGGAATCTCGCTGTCATCGGGGGGCCAGTCGGGCATCTGAAGGTCATCGCCGTCGCGCTCGTCGGCGCCGTCCAGGCGCGGCGGGATCGGACCGAGCTGGTAGTCGATGATCCGGTCGTACTTCTCGCCGGCCACAGACCGCACCGTGATGGCGCTGGTTGGGGCGATCCCCCCGGCCTCGCAGATCGCGACCGCGTCCTCAGCCGTATCGGGCACGGGCTCACTTGACCGGGCGCGCCACCAGCCCTCGAACTTGGCCCGGGCGTAGCCGGTGTGCTCGGGGCAGACCCATTCGCTGTGCCATTCGCCGAAGCGCACCCGATAGTCCACGCGCATCGTTCGGGGGTGGTCCTCTGGGGCACCCCGTTTGTGGTGGACGGAATAGTAGGCCTCGGTTACGTCATGCTCGACGTCCGTGACCTGGCCGCTGAGGATGCCGGCTCCGCTGGCCCGGGCATCGTGCCTCTCCTTCTCCGGCGGCGGAAACTCATACCCGCACTCCGGACATGTGGCATAGGCCGCGTGGATCAGGGCCTGACACTCGGGGCATTCCTTGGCCGGCGCCTCGCCGCCGGACGCCCCCGGCGTCTTGATCCGCAGATCGTCGACGGGCCCGTGACGAAGGATGTTGCCGCCGTAGTCCAGGACCAGACAGTCGGTCTTGCCCGGATGTAGCCTGAAGCCGCGACCGACCATCTGGTAGAAGAGGCCCGGCGAGTTGGTCGGCCGAAGCAGGACAACGCAGTCGATGTTGGGCGCGTCGAAGCCGGTGGTCAGGACATTGACGTTGGCCAAGTACTTCAGGTCGCCCGACTTGAAACGGTGCAGCGTGCCCTCGCGTTCCAGCCCGGGCGTCTCGCCGCAGACGAAGCCGCACTCCTGGCCCGAGATCCGCCTCATGTGCCCGGCGACGTGACGGCCGTGCTGGATGCCGCTGGTGAAGATCAGCACACTGCTGCGGTCGCGCGTCAGTTCGATGATCTCCTCGCAGGCCGACTGGACCAGCGTGTACTGGTCCATCGCCGCCTCGACTTCCGACGCGATGAACTCCCCGGCGCGAATGTGAAGGCCGTCCAGGTTGGCCTTGCTCTTGCCTGCACGGCTCTTGAGCGGGCAAAGGTAGCCCTGGGCGATCAGCTCCTTGACCCCGATCTCGTAGCAGACGTGGTTCAGCAGGTTCTCAGGCCCGCAGATCATGCCGCTGGCCATGCGGTACGGCGTGGCGGTCAGGCCGATCAGGCGCACGTTGGGATTGACCACCTTCGCATCGGCCAGGAACGTGCGGTACATGCCCTCGCCTTCGGGGGGCAGCATATGCGATTCATCCAGAAGGATAAGATCGAACGCGTCCAACTCGGCGGCGCGCTTGTACACGCTCTGTATGCCAGCGACGGTAATCGGTTTACCCGTATCGCGGCTCTTCATGCCGGCCGAGTAGACCCCGATCTGCATCCAGAGGTCGGGCGCCATGACGTGCAGCTTCTCGACGGCCTGCTCGAGCAGCTCCTTGACGTGGGCCAGGATCAGCACTCGCCCGTCCCATTTGGCCACGGCGTCCCGACAGATCGTGGCCATCACAGGTGTCTTACCCCCGGCCGTGGGGATCACGACGCACGGGCTGTCGTCCCGGCGGCGCAGGTGGTCGTAGACGGCATTGACCGCATCGACCTGGTACGGCCGCAGTATGATCGGCTGGGATTCCACCGTAGCCGTCGTCACGCCGACACCTCCGTCGCGTCGGGAAGAATGCACCGGCCGTCCATGATCGGGATGGTGTACAGCGTGTCGCTGCGCCGGCCCAGGTAGCCCAGGATGAAGGCGTTGACCCACTCGACGGGCCTGCCCGTGCCGTACAATGGGATCGGCTTGCACAGACAGCCGGCGCTTCGGGCCTGGATGACCTTTGCCGGCGACCAGATGTTCTGGATGATGCTGGTGTCGGCGCGATGGGTGTGGCCGTGGATAACGCTCTTGCCCTGGCTGATCTGTAGGTGCTGTTTCGTGGCGTGTCGCGCGTACGACCAACCATGCACGGCAATGATGCGTGAGTTGACGGCGTAGTGCGGGTACTTGCCCGATGTCGTGCCGTATCGAACGTATGTGCACCGCTTGCGGCCGCGCATCAACTGGATACGAGGCGCCAGCATCGAGTACGCGCCCCGGCCCTCGGCCGTCGCTGCCGCCCACCGGTCGAGGCGGTACTCATGGTTACCCTCCACCACCACCAGCCGATCACACGCTTTCTGAAGGCGATCAAGCAGCGCACCGGCGGTGTCCAGATCGGCCTCGTAGTCGGTCTCCGGCATGCCGTAGGTCGGCGGATGGGTGGAGAACTGCCCACAGTCAAGCAGGTCGCCCAGACAGACGATCATGTCCGGCCGGATCCGTTCGGCGGCGCGGCAGAATACTTCCAGCGCCGCGGCGTTCTGATGGGGCACGTGCACGTCGCCGAAGCCGAGTATTGTCTTGCTGCCGGCCCTGGCCATCACTCATCCCCCGCGACCATGGAGGCCGTGCGGGCATACCCGGCGATGTCGACCAGGTTGTCCCGCTTGTGACGATGCGACTGGCGGGCCAGCTTGACCGCAATCATGCACAACGGCACGTCCATCGCTGTGACCGTTGCGCCCTCGCGCAGCTTCTCGGCCAGAACGCCGGTCCACATTCGTGCCGTGCGGTCGAAGTCGTCACAGGGGTGGCCGTAGTCCTCGTGCCGGGTGCCGGCGGTGATGCGCTTGGCCTCGTCTAGGACGGACTCGTCCGGCGATTCCTGGGCGATCCTGAGCCGGTGAAAGCTGACTGTCGGCACTGGCGTGTCCGTCAGGGGCTGGAGCGTCTCTGCATCGAGGATCACCATGCCGAACTCGCGGGCCAGCAGGTACTCCAGCCTGGCCCCGCGCGAGTCCTCCCAGCCGGGAAGCATCGCTATGGCGTCGCAGTCGACCAGCAGAGCAACGTCGGCGCGCAGGTACATCTCGCGGGGCAGGTCTGTCCGGCCCTCGAAGTTCTCCGCCGGGTTGACGACCTCCCAGCCAGCCGCCTTGAAGCGCTCGGTCGCTGCGTGGAAGGCCGGGTAGTTGTGATCAACGTGCCCGGTCATCGGACCTGCGATGTAGATTCGGCGTGCTGATTGCGACATAGTTCAGTTCTCGCTTTCGAAGGGGGCACCGCGGTGGGGGATACTGTCAGTGTCGATATCCCCGTCCTCGAACGGAATCCTGGACAGAAGATCCGATGAGAACGACTCGCATTCAGGGCAATCCACGGGCGTGTCGTCTTGCGGCAGCCGCAGCGCGCAGAGCAGTGAGCCTGGGGCAGCGTGTTCGCAGTTGTCGCACAAGTGCCAGATGGTGTTCATTGTTTCTCCTCCAGCCGAGCACCACACAGGGGGCATTGCACAAGAGGCAGTTCGACGACCTCGATGGTCACTGTGCCGCCTCGAACGACCTCGCGCCGCCGCACCGTCAGCAGGTCAATCTGGGAGTCGTCCTCGTAGATCCCCGCATAGGCGAGCGAGTCCTGAATGGCCTTGGGCAGGTTGTCCAAGTCACGACGGCGCCGGTCGGGCGGGAAGGCGTCCATGCACAGCGCGATCCTCCCGCCGGCTGGGGGCTTGCGGGGCCCGCCGCCGCCCAGGAGGGCACAGACGTTCCTGCGGAACGTCCGGCCCTCCCGGCTGATCAGCGTGCGCGGCCCGACCCGGCGCCAGTAGTGGTTGATGCTTGGGGGCCAGGGCAGAGAGATGATCATGCGCACCCCTCCAAGGCCCTCACCGCGTTGTCCCACGCGCCGTCGTATTCGCCGACGGAGTGTCTGGTGCCTTGGCCGATACGCAGGGGGCGCGCGCAGTCGGAACATCTGGCGTAGCGCACTCCCCTCCCCACACGGATGGGCTCGCCGCAGTCCATGCAGAATCCCCGCACGTACCTGCTGCCCGGGATTGGTTGGCCCGCCGCTACGTCCGTGCTGTCCGGTCGCCTGTCACACATGGGAAGTCCCTCCTCATCGCTTCCACGGCGGGGTGTTGTCGGCAGCCGGAGCCTGCTGAGGCCGGCCGGCAGCGGCGGACTTGGGCTCGTAGCCCTTGATCTCGTTGGTCAGCTCCCCGGTGTCCTCGCGCTTCTTGAGCTTGACCGTGATGACCAGCGGCAGGTTGTGCAGCTCGACCGAGTCCTTAGGCTGCATGACACCGACCGCGTGGCAGATGGCCGACAACTCCGAGCGGGCGATCTTGACCGCCGTGGCATTGGGGTTGTTGAGGTTCAGCCGGGCCCAGAGGAGGCGGTTCTTGTACTCACCCTCCAAGAGCGTGAACGTCAACTGCAAGTAACTGCCTTGACCGTTCTTGGTGGCCTTCATCTCGCTGGCCGTGATCGCCGCGAGGTACTTGCCGGCAGGGATGGGGTCGAAGCTTGTGTTGGGTTCGACTTCGTTCGCGTTGAAGTTGCCGAGGTCAGCCATGGGTGATGTCCTTTCCGTCGTTGGGGGTTTGGGTCATTGCGGTCATGAGGGCCGACCAGCTCAGAGGCAGCTCGGACGGCAGCGAGTAGCGGTTCTTGGCGATGCAGGACGGACCGCCGACGGTCCGCAGGATGCGCTCGCCCCCGTCGGCGCCGAGGGCCACGGCGATGGCGCGGGTGCGATTGAAGCCCGCGTCCTCGCTCTCGGTGCGGAACTTCCGGGTCGCGAATAGCACGCCGTCGCACCACTCGGTGACCAGCGCGGCGGCATGCTTGTGCAGGCGGGGCGAGTACCGGTCGTAGGCGACCGACTCGGGATCCTCGAACTTCTCCACCTTGGCGTGGGCCAGGAGGATCACGCACATGCCGCGCTCGTTGCGCAGCGCGTCGAGCCCGTTGAGGACCTCACGCCACTGGGTCAGGGCGTGCGTGTAGCCCTTGGCGTAGCCCCCGTCGGCCTTCTCGATGCTCTTGACGCCGTACTCCCGGCACACGTCGTCCCAGATCAGCCGCTCGAGCCAGTCCAGGCTGTCGACGACCACCGACTCGTAGTCGTGCTGCTCCGAGTACAGTGCCGAGATGGCCGCGACGACCTCGTCGAAACGCCGGGCCAGGGGGAAGGAGTTGCAGTCGATCTGGTCGAGCCCGTCCTCGGTGGGGATGAAGATCGGCCTGGGGGCCTGCGAAGCCGTGGTCGACTTGCCGATACCCTCTGTGCCGTAGATCAGCATCCTTGGTGGTGAGTGGCGCGGGCCACTTCGAATCTGTTGCAGTAGTGACATAGCGGTTCCTTTGTGCTTGGGGCCGTAGGTTGTTCACGCCGGCCGGCGTCCGATGGCGGGTGTGGGAGTCGAACCCACGTCTCAGGGTTCCTTGGCAAGGAAGACCCCGATAGTCCGGCCCCGCCGGGTGCGCCCGGGCGGTGGCAGGGAGTCGGGCCTCGGTTTGGGTGGTCAAGTCCACTCCGGCCGGAGGCCGCCCGGGCGCAGAATGCTCATGCCACATCGAGCAGGCGGATCTCCGCGTAGCCGGTGGGCCAATCGCCCAGATCGCGGCAGCGAAGCAGCCTGCGGATTGCCGCCTCGTTCTCCTGTTGGGCGATGGTCAGCGTGTCGTCGCTGACGCGCCACACGCCGCAACGGAACGGCTCCTTCTTCTCGACGGCGATCAGGTGGACGGGCACGAGCAGGCCGCCGAGGGCTTGAGCCAGCACCGCGCGATAGAAGGCCATCTGCCGGTGGTAGCCGAAACGGCGGGCGTCGGACTCGAACCACGTCAGATCATCGCACGTCTTGAAGTCGACGATCCCGCGATGCGGGTGGACCCAGTCGATGCGAATCTGGCAGGGCGTGCCACAATACTCCACCCGCACGACGCCTTCGGAGCGGCCGTACAGCAGCAGGTCCACGGCCTCGGCGTTCATGGCCACGCCCGAGGCCATCTGCTCGATCAGTTCAACCTGACCGTGCGACAGCACCGGCTTGCCCTGAGCGGTGACCCATTCTGCGAACGCCTTCGTGGCCGACCCGTAAGGCTTGCCGGTCTTGGGATTGACGGGGCCGCCGAGGGCAAAGGCGGTCTCATAGGCGTTGCGGCCCTCAAGGACGCGAATGTGCGCGGCTCGCCCGACGAGATAGGCCGGCGAGTCCTTGTCATCGATCAGGCCCAACGTCTTCTTGCGGTACAGCCAGGGGCACCTGATGAACTCCAGCAGCTGGTGGCTGGAGAGGTACTCGCCCGCCTTGGCGTGATATTCCTCGGCCGATTCGGCTTCAAGAATGCTGAGGTCAATGTTGATGTCCATGCTCGTCCTCGTATCTGCTGTCCAGATCCGCTGCCCCGAAGGCCCGGCGCCGGTGCCTGGGCCTTCGGGGCCACGTGCGTTGTGTGCTTACTGGTTACCTATGCCGTGCAGAGGCGAGCGCTCCGGTTAATTGGGACCAAGCCCCGCTTTTTTGAAGACGGCACGCATGCGCTTCAGTGCGTTGTCGACCTGCCGCCAGGACAGACCGAGGGACTTGGCCGTGCTGGTGATGCCATGCTCGGCCACTTGCGTCAGTAGCGCCCGGTCCTCGGGCTCCAGGCTCTGCATGGCATGCTCGACAGCTTCGCGCAGCTCGAATCGCTCGGTTTCGGACATCGTGTAGGTTTGCGACAGGCGCCGGCCGTCGTCTTGCAGCAGAATGACGCCGAGGGCGGTGATGTCGCCGTCGCACTCGACGCGCGTGCGTTCCAGCGAGACGGTCTTGTACGACTCGCGGCGCTTCTCGCGATTGCGGTAGCGCAGCCGCATCGCCACCCAGGTGCCCAGGGCCTTGGTGACGAAGGCTTCGAGGTTCCCCCGGTCGGGGTCGAACAGGTGCGCCCTTTCCAGCAGATAGAGGCGCATGTCCTGCTGCAGATCGTCGAAGTCCGACCGGGAGAAGTCGGACCGCCGACAGAGCTGGCGGGCCTTGATGCGAATGAGGTTGACGGTGAACGGGCTTGAAACGACGTCGTGGCTCTCGGCCATGATTCCTCAAGGCCGGTCCACATGCTCCCGAACCCGTCAGCGAACGCACGGTCGAAGGTCTGTGCCGCGGCAACTCACCGCGGGAAAGCACAGGTGCGGTCGTGACTGGCCGGTATTGAGCCGGCCGGCCTCGACCGAAGGCCCGTGGTGTCGCGTCTGGCGCAAAAAGAAGCGGGCCGATGGCCCGCATGCACGTCGCCCAAGTTGTTGTTATTGCTGGACTACCGCCTTTCTATGAATTTTCTCGCCCTGTCGCGGCGTTGCGACGCGACAGTTCTTGAGACGGAGGGGGAGTCCTCCTCAGGCACGATCTCCGCCAGTCCGCCGTGACGTTTGACGGCCCGCCTGACCTTATCCTTGTCGATCTTCTGGCCGGTCTGCTCGGTCAGTGCGTCCGCTGCCTTGCGGTACGAGCCGTGCTCCTTGTAGGCCGCCACATACGCGTCGTCCGTGAGCAGTGACTTGATCTCGGCCTTCACCTGCTGTCGAACCATCTTCTTGCCCGTCGGCCCCAACGCGACAGCTTTGGCCGCTTCAGCGAGGCGATCGGCGGTTTCGACGGCATCGACCATCGCCATGACGTCAAGAACCAACCGGCCATCATCCCACGTCATGACCTCGGCCAGCGAGATCACCGCCGGGACTGTACCTGACCAGATCCGCTCATCGGGCACGTGGTGTGGAACAAGCACGATGGCGCGGCCGCCAGACCCGACGTGGGCGGCAATGGCGGGGGCGTCGTGATCCTGCATTCGACGAGCGAATACCACCCCGCGCGTGCGGCGGCTGCCCGGTGGCCACGGCGTACGGCCCAGTCTCCAGAACCGGCCGGCGACGACGGGCTTCGGCGAACCCCTGAGTCCCAGCGCGCCAGTGACGGCGGCGGCCAGACCGGCGGGATTCACCTGCCAGCCATTGCACATCTCCGGCCGCACCTCGACACGCATCGACTCCGGGCACCAGATGTAGAAGCGTTTCGTCGTGCCGGGCCCGGCGCGGATCGTGACCGATTCGACGTGGCCGTCTGCACAGTTCGGGCACAGTGCATGCAGGCCGCCCGCCGCCTGACGAATCAGGCCGAGCCGGCGAAACTCGTCCAATGCCCCCGGCGGCCACGTGGTGGTCTCAGCGTGGTCGAAAACCCGACCCTCGTCATCGGCGGCTGCGAGGATCAAGCCAAGCAGATCATTCTTCATCATCAACCACCTTCCACAGCTTCAGGCACCGCTCGCCGACCTCTCGTTGCTCGTCGGGCTTGCCCTTGAGGTTGCTGGAGTTGGGGGCCGACACATCGAACGTCAGCGTCGGTTGTCGCCCCGGGCCATCGTGATGGAACGTCAGGCGGAAAGTCGCCTGCAGCACGCGCGTGCCGGCCGCGGGGATGCTCTCGGCCTTGAGCCATCGCTCGATCTTGTGGAAGATGTCGTTGCAGTGGCCCTTCACGTTCGCCTTGATCTCGACGTAGCCGCCGCTGCCACGAGGGGCCAGGCGAAGCCGTGTGATCCGCGCCTCTTCAACACCGTCGTTCGGATCGGTCGGCAGGGGGAAGTCGGGCGTAAGCAAGTGATCGAGATGGAACGACGGGCGAAGGGGATCGGCGGGATCAGCGTCTTCGCCGAGAACCGCCCTGCAGAACGCCGACTGCAGCGGCGCCCAGACCTTCTTGCCGCCCTGGGCGTACACCTCCATCGCGCCGTCGTCGGCGTTGTAGACGAAGACGTTCTCGAACGCGTACCGATCCGATCGCACCGTAGGCTGGTCGCTGCCGCCGTCGAACACCAGGTGCTTGTCGGGGTAATCGTCCAGGTAGGCGAAGAAGTAATCGGCCCCGCCCGAGCGCCGGTAGTTCACGACCTTGCAGAACCTGCCCCGCATCTGGGTGGGCCCGTAGAACGAGGTCAGCGCCTTGGCAAGATCGCCGCACATAGTCTGGTCGACGGCGAGTTGCTTCTTCGGAAGGCCGTTGCGGCGCCTCCAGTACCGTCCCGCCGCCAAAGCGTCCGCGCGGGCGAACATCGCTGCCTCCTCGAACGCTTCGGGCGCATGCAGGTAGACCCACATGGCCTTGTCAGCCTTGCTGGACTGGGCCTTGTACTCGTCGGCCCGCTCGGGGCAGCGCCAGAGAATCTCCTCGGCCAATACCGCCAGCCCGCGGTGGTCGGCCAATTCGTTGATGTCGCGGAGGATGATCTGGATCTGCCTCTGCGACGTTTCGCCTAGCGCCTGCCAGGCTTCAAAGACCGGCTCGATCTTGTGCTCGGTCAACTCGTCCCACGGCACATCATCGAGTTCGCCCCGCCGCGTGAAGAACTCGCGGAGCAAAGGGTTGGCGACGTGCTTGAGAACTTTGCGGGGATCAAACGGCTTTGCCATAATGACGGCTCCTTTCACCGTTCACTGAACGGTAAACAGTAGGAAGAAAAAAGAGAGGGCACATCGCCCCCTCAGAACAGTCGTGGTTGAACCTTCTTCACCAGGAGTTCAAGCTTCTGGAGCCGGTAACGCATCGCCTGGGCCGAGACCTCGAATCGCTCGGCCAGCGGCTTGCAGAACCGGTCCATGGCCATCTCCTCGTTGGCCTTCCGGTCGGCATGGTAGTCGCCGACCGGAAGGTCGGAGATGGCCACGGGCACATCGCTGCCGCGCCACTGCGACCAGGCGTCGTAGATCAGTTGGCGCGGCATCAACACACAGGCCGCAAAGGCGTTGGCCTGGATTTCCTCGGGCGGGTTGGCACTGGATCGCTGGACGAATGCTGGCCCGCAGTTCGCCTCGAACAACGACCTTGCCGCCGGATCGGCCATCAGGTGCTGCCTGTGCAGCCGCCAGTGCGCGACCTCGTGGGTGATGGTGAACCGATAACGCCCCAGCAGCCTGGGCGTGATCGACGGGTCCAGCGACCGGTCCACCTTGATCATCCGATCACCGAACCAGATGCCGCCGAGCACATCCGGGTGGCCGAGTTCGGTCTGCAGGTCCGCCAAGCAGAAACCCAGCTCCAGGTGCAGCTCCAGAATATCCTCGACCGGCACGGGTGGTTCGGCGATCGCGCCGTGGGCCTCCGCCCATTCGTCCAGGAGCAGTTGGGCTTGGTCTTCGATCCGCTTCTCAGGCAGGAACGGCACTCGGTATTGCCGGACGGCGACGCGACGCTTCATTTTTCCTTGCCCCCGTCCTTCTGCTGATCGCGGATCTGCTCGGTCAGCTTACGCAATTCCTCGGCCGTCAGCCCCTTTGCCGCGCGAAGCAGTTCCGGCATCGCCTGGGGCTCGCTCGTGATGATGTCCGTCAGATCGTCGGGTACGCGGCCCGCCAGGGCGATCCACTCGTCGGCGCTCTGGCCCAGCAACTCCGCCACCGTACGGACCCGCTCGGCGGTGGGGGGGCGTTCGGTTTTGCCCTGTTCCACCTGGGACAGGTACGTCGGGCTCATATCCGCCATGTCGGCAAACTTCCGAAGGCTGTACCCCTTGGCGACGCGTGTCGCCCGGAGAAGGTTGCCGAAGACTTTTCGCGGATCAGCCATGTTCGATTCCTGTTGACAAGTCACCGTTCAGTATTTAGTGTACATGGATGATATGGTCAGGTCAAGTACGATCTGGCCGGAAAAATGAAAATTTGCCAACGCCGATGAAGCTGCCTCGCGGGGCCGTTGGTGGGTTTCTTCTTGCGAGCAATGGCAAAATGCAGACAATACCGGAAGCTACTGAGACCAGTCTGTCAGGGGTGGCCTCGGGGAGTGTCTGATGGTGACGACGCACGACGAGATCATGACCATGGACGAGGTGACGGAATACCTGAAGATGTCCAAATCCATTCTCCACAAGCTGGCCCGGGCCAACAAGTCGTCCAGCCAGAGAGGTAGGTTGTAATTGGCCCAACTCGAGCACATTGACGCCATCGAGAAACGACTCTGGGGCGCGGCGGATACGTTGCGGGCGAATTCCAACTACGCCAGCAATGAGTACTTCCTGCCCGTGATGGGCTTGGTGTTCCTGCGGCACGCCTACAGCCGATATATGGGCGTGAAGGACGGCATCGAAGCCAATCTCCCCAAGCGTGGCGGCAAGACACGGGCGCTGGCCAAGGAGGATTTCTCCCAGAAGAACGCCATATTCCTCCGGCCCGAGGCCCAGTTCGACTACCTGGTCGCCCTGACCGACAGTGACGACCGCGCGAAGAAGATCATCGAGGCGATGGATTCCATCGAGGCTGACTACGAGAACCTCCGTGGCGTGCTGCCCAAGGGCGAGTACCAGGAACTGGACAACGATGTCCTCGGCCAGCTTCTGCGCACCTTGAACCCCGAGGAACTCAAGCAGCTCTCCGGTGACGTGTTCGGCCGCATCTACGAGTACTTCCTGACCCAGTTTGCCGACCAGAAGGCCCACGACGGCGGCGAGTTCTTCACGCCCGTCTCGCTGGTGTCGCTGATCGCCAACGTACTGGAACCGGAAGGCGGCACGGTCCTGGACCCGGCATGCGGCTCGGGCGGCATGTTCGTGCAGAGCGCCCGGTTCGTCGAACAGCAGCACGAGAACCCCACGGAGAAGCTCACCTTCTTCGGACTGGAAAAGAACGCCACGACCATCCGGCTGGCGAAGATGAACCTCGCCGTCCACAGCCTCGAAGGCGACATTCAGAAGGCCATCACCTACTACGAAGACCCCCACGAGCTACTCGGCAAGGCCGACTTCGTAATGGCCAATCCGCCGTTCAACGTGGACGAGATAGACGCGGCCAAGGTCAAGGCCGACCCGCGCCTGCCCTTCGGCCTGCCCGGCGTGAACAAGAAGGACAAGGTCTCCAACGGCAACTACATCTGGATCAGCTACTTCTACAGCTACCTCAACGGAAGCGGCCGGGCGGGCTTTGTCATGTCGTCCCAGGCCTCCAGCGCCGGGCGCGATGAGGCCAAGGTGCGGCAGAAGCTGGTCGAGACGGGCGACGTGGACATCATGATCGCCATCGGCCCAAAGTTCTTCTACACTCGCCCCTTGCCTTGCGAACTGTGGTTCCTGAACCGCGACAAGCCAAAGAAGCACCAGGACAAGGTGCTCATGCTCGATGCTCGAAGTATCTTCCGCACCATAAGCCGCAAGATCCACGACTTCAGCCCCGAGCAGCAGCAGAACCTGCTGGCCATCGTCTGGCTGCATCGCGGCGAGACGGACCGCGTCCTCGCCCTGGTGTCCGACTATCTCGGACGGGCCGTCGATGAAGGTCGGGAGTGCTTCGAGTGGGAAGACGAGAGGGGCGAGACGATCCGCTTCCTGCCGGACTATATGGATTCGATCAGCAGACTCGGCGAAACCCTTATCCCGTTCATGGCGATTCAGCCGGATGCGAGTCCTCATGCCGAACCGCTGGCCGAGTTCGGCAAGGAGTTCGAGCTCTTCGCCCAGGATGTCAAGCGATTCCAGGCCGGCGTTGCCAAAGCGGCCACCCGATGGGACAAGGCCCCGGACACCCCCGCTGCCCTTCACAAGCTGACCGGCCAATTCGCCCCGCTTGCCGAGGCCAGCCGTGATCTGGTCAAGCAGGTCGACCTGATCTACAAGCTTATCTGCCGGTTGGTCGAGACGTGCGTGGACGAGTGCGGTGCTCGACAAAGCGAGGCCTGGGTCAATGCGGCCGTCAACTACGCTCGCAAAGACGCCGACGAGGCCCGCCAAGAGGCCGTCGAGCAACTCAAGCGGGTGCGGTACTTCTGGCGACAAGCCCACTGGCTCACCGAGCGCTTTCCCGAAGCGAAACTCCGCGACGTAGAGGGGCTGGTGAAACTGGTAGACCGCGCCGAGATCGAGGCCAACGACTGGTCGCTGACCCCCGGCCGGTACGTCGGCGTCGCCCCCGAGGAAGAGGACGAGGACTTCGATTTCGAGGAAACCCTGCGCGACATCCACGTCGAACTCGAAGACCTTAATGCCGAAGCCGTCCAACTCGCCGCGAGGATCAAGAAGAACTTCGAGGAGTTGGGCGTATGAGAAACGTACCCCTGATGTCTCTGGCCGACATTGCGGAGTCAGTCCGGTACGGATATACTGCCTCAGCATCGGACAGTGAGGTGGGGCCGAAGTTCCTGCGAATCACCGATATCGTGCGTCCACAAATCGACTGGGCGAATGTCCCGTACTGTGAAATCAATGAGAAGGATATCGCAAGGTTTTCTCTTGAGCCTGGTGACATTGTGATCGCCCGAACGGGCGCGACGGTTGGGTATGCCAAGCTGATTCGGGACACTGAGCCCTCTGTGTTTGCCTCATATCTCGTGCGAATTCGCATTGATCCTGAAAAAGCAGATCCTGGGTACATCGGACGAATCGTCGAATCAAGAGTATACAAGCGATTTGTTCTTTCCCACGTTGGAGGGGCAGCGCAGCCGAATGCAAATGCCAAGGTCCTCTCGTCGTTTCGGCTACCTATTCCTGGAAGGGCCACCCAACGTTGCATCTCCTCCATCCTCTCCGCCTACGACGACCTGATCGAGAATAACCGGCGGCGGATTCAGTTACTGGAGCAAGCGGCGCGACTGCTCTACAAGGAGTGGTTCGTCCACCTCCGCTTCCCCGGCCACGAACACGTCACCATCACCGACGGCCTGCCGGAGGGGTGGGAGAAGAGAACCGTGCCTGAGATCATCGAGATCAAGCCGAAGGAAGCAACACCAAAGGGGACACCTATCCGATATGTCCCAATGGCGGGGCTATCCACGTCTGGAATGACTGTTGATCTAAGCGATTCTGAGATACGAACCAAATCGACATCGGTTCGATACAGGAACGGCGACATCTTGTTTGCACGGATTACTCCTTGTCTTGAGAACGGCAAGACCGGATTTGTCAACTTCCTGC